CTTATGGTTTCCTTATGGTCACCGCCAAGGGCCGCATTGCATAATTTGTCAAAGCCAATCCAGACATGAAACCAATAATTTGAGCCCATTACTGCCATGGGAGCGCCGATTAAAAAGGCTATTCCCATATAAGCCGTGGATAAAGAGGCTACAATTAAAATGCACAATAATAGAAAAGTGGCACTGTATATTTTATGGAACATGGTAAGTTCTTTTATTTTTATTTATTGATAATTAAGTTTCACAGCCCGTTGGTTTAGTTGAGAGTTGTTATCCATTTTCGGTTGGGTTCCTTAATTGCATGTGTACCGCCCAAATAGTTGCCACTTACCATTATTTTGGTATAAGTGTACTACCTCATTTTCTGCAATAGTAAATCCTCCAATAATATTATCACCGGCTGGGAATTCTACCGCCTGTCGTCCAGTATTCGGTTGGGTTATTTTAAGACACATATCACTGACGGTAGGTATTGGAAGTGCATCAGTGGTAGAAAGGGTTAGTGTCCCACCGCCTAATGGACTGGTAATCCGCACGATGTGGCCGCGCTCTTGTATATCCGACTGCGTTAATGATTGTCCTGCCGAGACGACTATTGACGTATTAATAGCCTTACTTGATTTAGGTAGTACGCCAAGAATCGTCCCGACTCCAGAAGTACGAAGCAGCTCAACACCGGCGGCTGGGTATTTAACCGAACTACCGATGTAGGCACCCTGTGGTGTATCGCCTCCAGTTGTCTCTAGATACACTAGGGCACCGCTAATAGGATTGGACTCTAAAGATACGTTATCTACGTCTACCGCCCATAGACCTTGGGCTCTTACTGCATAGTTCACGGCGTCGGCGCGTAGGTTACGGAAATTAGCAGTACATCCGTTACTGGCCAGACCGTCCCTATTTCCTAAGCTGAAGAAGAAAGCGCCGATTTTGTTAGCGTCAATATTGCTTAGATTGAAATACCCGCGTGCTATTCCGTTGACCCGTACTATGTATGTACTAGCACCAGAAGCTAGAGCTGTTCCGCTTAGTAGCTTGGTACGAATGTTCCTAACGTCCACGTTTTCTACTGAATTTTCGAAATAAACGCCAAGGATATTAGAGCTATTCGGCGATACTGTATCCCGTATAATCGCGTCTACCCCATCTACCGTTATATTTCGGAACGGATGATCACCCTTATCAGCGCTAGGCGAGCCACCGTAACCTTGTGAGCTTAGGGCTACTGGGTATTGGCTGGTTTTTGCGCGGACGTTTTTACACGATAGGTAACCCGCGAAACCGTTGTGCGCTAGTATAACCGGTGAGCCTTGGTCGTCCATATCAGATACATTCTCAATATCTCCGAAGTATGTAGAATCTTGGTCATATACGTGTCTGTTCGAAAGTCCGATAATATCTCTAATACGGAACTGGCTAACGCCTAACAGAGCAACACCGTAGCCTTGACCAGAACCAGTCGCCCTAGGTTTTAATGGCTTTATTTTTTCAATGTCAACGTCATAGCAGTAACGAGCTGCAACCCCATTACCGGTCGCGCCCTCAATTTGAATATTACTAATAGATACGTTCTCGCAATTAAAACAAGTGACCCCGAATGAGACATGGGAAACCGATGGCTTAATAATACCGTTCGCTATCTCTACATTCTTAAGTTGATTAGTGGAGTGGTAGAATTTAATGGCTGCAGCACCTTTATGCGATGCTATAAACCCTTCTACAGTAACAACGTCACCTGTTATATCCGCAATTTTAATAACTTCATAATTAACCGCGCCGCCTGTAATGCGGACAGCTTGGTCCCAAAGATACCCGATGTCACCGGCTCCGAATAATCCAGAAGCGCCAACCACCGTAAACTGTGTATCTCCGTTGTTTAGTGTAGTTTCGCTCACGTCATACGCGATAGCATCGAGAGCTCCGATTGTAACAATCCCTGTAACATTATCCGTATCCGTTAGGGTCGCGCCATTCATATCTACGCTAAGGGATTTATCGGCACTTACGAAGTTTCCTAAGTAGGTTCCTTGCGTTCCGAATATTACCCGTGAGTACTCCGGTACTGATTTGATTAAAGAATCGTAGCATGATGTATTATCAATAACGCCATCACCGACAGAGCCAAACATTTCCACGTAGTACTCACTAACATCAGCACGAACCCACACCCCAGTACTACCACCGTCAGTCTCACCGACCCCCTCTAGGTAATCATCAATTACTAATGTCCACGGAACAGTAGGACTAAATACTGTTCCGCCATTATGGTCAGATTTAGCCCGACCAGAATCCCAATACAAGGTTCCGCCGCCAATATCTGAATCTGGATGCCAGCCAAGCATTGATGCTTGCTGTCCATCATAATCACCGATTAGGCCTTCAATATTTTCAACAGAATCGATCCTAGCAACCGCCTTCTCAAAATTTTCATTTAAAGTTCCGCCGCCAGTCCTTAATGGATCACCAGTGTTATCATTTGCAACCGTGCCACGAAAAATCTTGCTGAATATACTCATTGCTTAATCTCAATAAAAAGGGTTAGTCGAATTGTCGAAAAATATAATTGTAGAATCCCATGTAATATCCGTAGAATCAAACGTAACCTCGCCTACGGGTAGCTCGCTTATGTATTTGTAGCCATCGCCTAAAAACTGAATGGCGGCATTTGATACATCTTGCGAATCCTGAAAGGCTATTCGCGTGGTTAGGTTCATAGACACGCGATAGAGCTTGTTTATCTGGGTTACGCTTGGCTTGTTACCAAGAAAATTAACTTCTTGATTAAACACTTGCCCCGCCGCGTACAAGTCCATAAAAAACCAGTTTGCGCCATAATCTAAATCGGTTTTGTAGAAGCTTACGAAAGCGTCTAATTGCTCTTTTGTGCAAAGGATGGTGATACTGTAGACCGCTGGCTGATTATCGCCTGCTGGCACTGTTACGGGCGGACCTGCCCACCGCTTAACCTCAATTCGCTGATTGAACTCACTCCAAGATAGCGAGCCGTCTATTAGTGGTGCTGGTAGTGTTTCTGGGTAGTTGATCATACTAATACTCATAAGTTATGGCCGCTGGGAATTGATCAGGGTCGGCAGGGGTTATAATGGCTGGCCAGTCGTCTGCTTTACCGAAAAAAGCGGCTTGCACGTAAAGCTGGGAGCCTATAGGTGCAACCCCTCCGCCTTCCGCCATCAGTATTATTTGAGAAAACGCACTACCGCTTACACCTGCCGCCCTCTCTACCTCTAATAAATAAAAACCATTCCCTAGGCTTGTAACTTTCGCGCCATCGTTTGCACTAAAACCAACACCGAACGAATTGCTAGATAGAAAACGAGTATCTGCACTGTTGATCCCGTTGTTTATTCTTAATGTTACTGCAAAATCAATTACCCCTTGCTTCTTGACTAATATTGCGGAATATAACTTATCTCCTATGCTGGCAGTTAAACCAAACCCCGACGTCATAAGAAAATAATTACCTCCAGTCTGTTCAGCCAACCCCATCACGCTAGAGCCGCTTGGGTTTGCCAGTGTTACATTTGTGATCTCTCCATCAGTATCAGGACTCCAAGCCTCTGGATTAAACGGACTAGGCATGTAATTAACAGCATTGTAAGAGATAGCGCCTTGGTATTTTCCGGTCTTTCCGAAAAAGGCGGCTTGGACGTATAGCTGCGCGCCTATAGGAGCCGAGCCTCCACCTTCTGACATTAGTATTATCTGAGAAAACGCATTCCCTCCTTCTCCTGCCGCTCTCTCTATCTCTAATAAATAAAAACCACCCTCAAGGCTTGTGGTTTTACTGTCATCGTTTCCGTTAAAGCCTGCACTAAATGAATTGCTTGATAAGAACCTAGTGTCCTTGAAGTCAGTCCCATTATTTATTCTTAGCGTTACTACGAAGTCTGTAGTACCCTGTTTTTTTACTATGATAGCGGCATAAAGCTTATCTGTGTCCTCTGTTGGAAAGCTAACAGTTGAATTGATAATAAAAAAACTAGCGTTAGTTTGCTCAATCAATCCTACAAAGCTTTCCCCACTTGGATTCTCTAGCGTTACGCTTGTAATCGTTCCGTCTGGGTCGCTTGTCGCACCATACCACCCTTCTGGGTTAAACGGACTAGGCATGTAATTAACCGCATCAGGATAACTAACCCGCTGATTCGTATAATTCACAAATCCGGTACTTGGTCGGGTTTTAATCGTTGCGGTCACGGTTATGATTTTGCGGTTTAGGCTGTACTGAGGTTGAGAACCACCGAATGTGCATTCGTAAAACTCGCCATCTAAACGCATGTTGAACCACTTTTGACCATGAATAAGCACATTCATAAACCAGCCGTGAAAAACCTTGTACTGCAGGTCTGTAAAGGTGAATCCTACATTAACAGTTCGTGTTTCGTCCCTGCTTTGCGTTTCTACGTCAAACAGGCCCACGGCTTGGCTTTGGTTTGATCTAAAGCCATAACCATCACTTACAAGTGGGTGCGGTAGAATTGCTGGATAATTAACTGTCGCCATCATAAAGCCTTTCGTCATAATTAACGCATTCGAGATCAACGGATTGGCCGCTGTATTTCTTGTTTGTGATCATCCATTTAGGGTAATCAGCAATATCACCGCTAGATACGAATATCACCGTCGTGCCTTTTTGGTTGCCGCTTTGGCCACGGGCTTCTAAGTTAGCAGGACTGCCAATCAGCCACAATAATTCATAATCACCAAGCACCCGAACATCTATCGAGAATTCACCAAATAGCATTTTACCGGTTGAATTAACTGGTGCGTTTATTTTTTCTGAGATGAAAATACTATTTCCGTCAATGCGTAGCACTTCTGCACTCACGCTATCGGCGCGGGTATCGTCTGAAATTCTCACCACATCGCCAAGATCAGGGATAATCCCTTTATTGGTCACCGTGGTTTTGAATGATGTGCGCTGGTAGCGTAATCGGGCGTATTCGTAATTGGCGCGGCTTAGTGCTTGGGTGTAGCTGGTCATACCCACACCGTCTATTTTTTTACGGCGTACCGCTACTTCTGGAATGTAAATGGTTTCCGGTTCGTAGTCATTGGCAGCGTTTTTAAATTCGAGTTCAATACCGTCAAAATCATTTAGCAGGCGCATTTGAATGGTTTTATTGTCTGCGTTTGGCTCTTTATCAGTGATACCAAACACCATTGTAACCGGCTTCGCATAATCACCGTAGAACCGATACATTGAGCCTTGCTTGTACGATGACACGCGAGCGGCGCCGCATATAGCTGCAATGTCGTTATCTAGCGGCGTGTTCTTGCCTGCTAGTGTTCCATTGTACTGGATTAAATCCAAAGGCATGGCGGCCACTATTTCCTCAAGGTCATCGGTGTTTATCTGACTTAAAGGCACACCGCCCACGTTGACCATGTGGTGCATTAAGATTAAATCAAAGCGACTGGTTACGGCTTGAGCGCCAAAGGTTCGGGTTGTGTAGTTAAAAATAGGGATAGGGCGGCCATAGATACAATTAACCTTGCCCGATCGAATGCTGGCGCTATCCACTTTGGTTTTTACTAAAAGCGTGGTTTTTGTGGTGTCTTCTTCTGTGATAGGTGCCAATAGCTGGTAGGGCTTGATAGCATCGCAAACGATTTGATTTGCCGCATTGGTACCTAGATCTTCTGAGGTCGTGCGCTTAATGTAAATATCGTAAAGGCCTTTAGATGGCAGTGTGACATCATAGGTGATATTTCTTGGTGTTCTTGATGATGACGTAATAGTTCTATTGGTGATAAGCGTTGTGCCGCCACCAACTGGAACAGCTCTTATTTGAAGTGTTGCTGAATATGTGCCGCCAGCGTCTGTAATCAACCCGTTAGGCGTGGCCACGTCAATATAAGCACCATCAGAATCAAGCGGCGTCCTGAATGGGCCATACTCTTTTTCACCAAAACCAAGAACCGTATTACCAGAAAAAGAAAGCGAGCTTCCATTTGGCACGGTGCCAGTCGATCCACCTAAAGTTTCCTCGAAAAAAATATTTGTATATCTAACGCTTCCACTCACAGAAGTCTCAGAGCTTGCAACCGTGTAAGACCTGCCACTTTCATAGGGCGAACCTCCAAGTTTAAGTGTTACTAGGTCTCCTGCGTTCAAGTTGTCGGCTGCATACTCTAGCGTGTCATATATAGATTCTCCGGGGTCGCCAGTTTGAAAAATAAAAGAAATGGCATTTAAATCTGTAACAAAATTACTGCCGTTATAATGCCTGCCAAGAGCTGGGATGGGAGCCAGTGGCGCATTACTTGTAAGGCCGGCCGTATCACCACCAACATTTGAACCCCTTAAGTCAAGGCCAACGGATTCAGAAAGCGCCCGCACATTGCGCAAAAAATCTGGTGCTAATGACCATGAATTTACAAATAAATCAAAAACACCCCATCCATTATTTTCACCATATATTCCAGAGAACTCAACTGATGGAGGGAATATAGACAGTGGAGGGTTATTGTAAAGCTCTGAATTATCTCGCCTGACATCGCTAATTGAATAATCATCCTTATCACCATCCGAGATCATAAAATATTCTGCGAGAATCCATTCGTTATTAACCCATATACCATAAGAGGGGATTATGGTGTCTGGGTAGCTTTTAACGGTTCCATATACTTGGGGGATTTTTTCATAAAGGCGAACAGTATTTGTCTGCCCGTTGATTTTGTTATTTGGCGAGCCTGCTGTGCCTGTGTCGAAGTTTTCAGGGGCATCATAAGACTCTTCAATAGGCGCTAGTGACTTAATATAGTCAATCGTGGCTGGTATCCAAACAAACGGGTTAATAAGCGCTTCTGCGCCGCCTGCTGGCTGGTGAGCGACAATAACCACGTCATCCGTCACAAGGCCGTTCGGGTACTCTCTTAAATCAATTTCATTTGATGGCGTGTTTAAGAAAACCTTTGTAGGTACCTTAAACCCGTCTTTGTATCGATCAACAAGCCATTCAATGACGCAACCATCAACTTGGAACATCTCTTTTTTAGTTATCCCTGACGGGTCGTGACTAATAACTACCGTTGCCATTTATAGAATTCCATGTGATCAAATAGTTGTTTTACCGTTGCCTTCTTTAACAGTAACACACCATGCTTTTCGATTGAGTTTAAAATCAGGCCATCTTTAAAAACGCCAATATGAACAGGCCGTCCAGATTTGTACATCAGGCACACATCAAGGTTTTCAGGTTTATGAGTGCGCAACCAGTTTGAACTATCACGGTTTAGCTCGAAAGCACTAATAATGTCTTCTTTGTCGTGTTTGTCGCAATCAAGCTCAATATCAATTTCTAGGTATTCTTTGTATAAATACCAGACAAGGCCCCAGCAATCAAAACCATCAGGGGCACGTCCAAGCTTTTTGTAAGGCACGCCTAAAATATTCATAGTTTTTTCAGTGTCGGGAATTTATCCAGCGTGTAAATTTCGCCGGTTCTGCGAATAGCACCATTATCAGTGGTGCCGTTTATTGTAACGTCCTGCCTAGAATTAAAAACCACGTTAGAAACATAAGCGTAAACGGGGTCTATTGCTGGCTCGCTTAAATCTGATGAAATGTATTTTCGATATATAAACTCAACGGGCGTGAGTGTGTCTGCAATGCTGTCTAATAGCTTGCTAATCTCAGTGCCAGCCGCTGGAAAGTTTGCGTTGTACATGGCCACGGATGAACCTGTGCCTTCGTTTGGTTCGCGCATATCAAGGGCGCTAGCTGTAAACACAACGGATTCACCCGCATTCCTTGGCGCGTCCGATTCAATGACCAGCGTTTTATCTGAGTAGGGCGTGCAAAGTCTAAAAACGCCAATATCTGGATGGTAGATTTCCAGCGTTCTTATTTCGTATTGCGTTTCTGGCTGGTATTCATAAAGCCGCTTTGCCGCCGCTGTTATCGTCATTAGCTCAACCTGCGTATTGTCTGTGTATTGCGGTTTAGCGATTCGTTCACTGGGCCACTGTTTTGATCAATGCCCGTTGCAATCGCGCTTTGTGCATTCTGAATGGTTTTTTGTTCTTGCGCATCCAAAATAATACGCAATTCATCGCGGCTTATGTACTCAGTTCGTGCGGATGCTTGAACGCCGGTATTGTTCACCACGGTCACATTAGCAGAACCGCCGCCACCGCCCTGCATGTTGGCGTTACTAATAACCTTGCCGCCTTTTGAGCCGGTCATAAGGAACTGCTTGTTCCCGCTCACAAAC